TTGCACCAGGAAGTTAATGAAATCGGCGAATGCCTTCGGATTCTGAGAGATAACCGTGGCAATGCGCGTGATAGCCTCGGCAAGTGATTTCATCATGCCGGGCAGATCTGGCGCAAGCGCATTCAGTATATCCGTGAAGGCTTGCGCTATAGCGATAATCGACTGCTTCACCGCGGGCTGATCAAAGGCACGCAGGAAAGTGTCAGCTATGTTCTCCAGGGCAGGCCCGATGATATCGGCTGCCTTTCGGAATACTGGCGTCATGTCATCCATGACATGCTTGGCGACACTAAGGATACGCTGAATAATCGGAACGAATCCCGCGCCAATCTCAATGAGGTCTTTCTTAGCGCTGTTCTTGAAATCATCAAAGTTCTTGGTCAGCTTGCCGGACATGATCGCTCCGGCTATCGGCATCGCAGCCAGCGCGGCACCGAACGCGAACACGACAGCTCCAGCCGCGGCCTGCGCAATGAACGGAAGCGCGAATAGCCCGATTGCCGCACCGACGGCAATGGCTCCAGGCGACAGCGCACCGAGGCCAGGGATGGCCATGCCTCCAGCACTTGCTCCGCCTCCCGGCGCACTGGCAGCCGCACCGCCGATACCGCCGAGCATGTTCTCCATCATATTCCGGCCGGAATCATCGCCTATCTTTCCGGCGTCATGCTTGAGAAGGGCTAGCTGTGCTCTGGCCGCAGACGTATTGAACTTGACGTCAATGTTCTTTGAGTCGTGCTCTACTTCCTTCAGTGCCTTATCAACAACAGCCAGCTCTTCCAGCGCCAGCTTCGGGTCCATGTCAATGCCGATTTTCTTCTTGCCGAGCTCCTCCATGATAAGACGAATACGATGGAGCTTTTCTTCTACATCTGAGTCATCGCCCTTCAGCTTCGCATCGGGCAGTTGAGCCAGCGCTGCTTTCAGCCGCTTCTGGAAAGTATCGCTGAATGCGCCAGCAGATTCCTCGCCGGACTTGCCCATGTTGTCGACAATCTTACGCGACATGGTATTGCCGACTTCAGAACCGATCCGCTCAGAGCCAGGAATTAGCTGAGCGCGCATGCGCTCGTCCCAGCCGCGGGCATCTGGGACTACGCCTACGGCCACCGACCCGACGAAGATATCGGCCATAACGTTCTCCTGCCAGTTATCTCGTCCATCCTGGCCTGCGCCTGCGCGGCTGTAAGCCCGCGCAGCCTAGGGTCTAGCCGTCGTGCCGCGGCCAGGCTGAGCGTGCGCCTGCGACGGCCACGTCGCGCTCCAGGCCGTTGCACGGGGCTAGGCTTAGGCAGTGCCGACTTGGAGTGTGCCGAGGCATACATCCAGCTCAGCATCCGGACGTCATCTACCATCATGGCCATCAGCGTTTCCTGCATGCTCCACGGAACCCCGGACAGATCCGGCCTTGCTGCCGCAAGCTCGTCATCCGAATGGGAATTCCTGATCGCGGTATTCAGCGCGCTCTCTGACGGAAGCCTTTCGGCAAGAACCAGAAGCTTTCTCCAACCGAGCCTGCTGCCTGGCCTGAAGAAATCAATTAGGTCAAGGCCGTAGTACCGATGGAGGTCGGCTTCTATTTCCTCCGCGTACGATTCCGTGAGCCAGAGAACCTGGTTGATTTTCCCTGGTTCAACCTGGCCTTCCTGGCGCACTGCGTGAATATCGCCTCGATCTGGAAGTTTCGCAGGTCAGCGTCCAGCCAGACCTTGTACTCGTCATCATCTTCAATGACGGTACGTGCCCATTCCTCCCAGCGACCGTTGGACGCATCGCGCATTGCCGAGGAAGACCAGTCATTGGCGTGCTGAACGTGAATCACCCTGCCGTCAATTCTGACGGTTGTCGGATTGCCGACGGCCTCATCACGCAGTGCTGGCGTAATGAGATCAAGGTCTAGGTCTACGTCTTCTTCATCCTCGCGGATTGGTGTCGGGTCCTCGCTCATGAGAAGTAGTCCACCATGCTCTTGCCGTAATTGATGAGCCGCTTTGCGACCCCCGTTTCGGCCGGATCAGTACCGTCGTCGATGGTGCCCGGATAGAGCGTCCAGGTTAGCTGCATGGCTTCGACATCGGCTTGCTGCACCTGGTCGTTGCCGCGGGCTGTCACCTTGGCGAACGGGGCATACAGCCGCATTGCCTTGTCTCCGTCGATACTGTCGAAGAGAAGCGAATAGCGATTGTCCGCCGGAGGATCCGGGATGACGTAGCTGGCCACGTTCGGCGGCGTCACGCTGGGCTTGAGCGGCGACGACGACAGCGGGAAGATCGGCACGTCGTCGTACAGCGAGCGCACGTACGGATTCATTGCCTCCAGCAATGTCGCCTGAACCGTCTTGCTGCCGCCAGTGAGAATACTGCGAATAGGCGTGAGCACGCCTGCCGCAGGAATGTCCTTGATGGTCTCGTCCAGCTTGAAGATGTAGCCGGAAGTCTCCACCCATCCGAGGCAGGCGTAGTTCGCTCCGACGATTGTATCCACATCTTCGAAACCGACCGGCGCACCGACGTTCGGCATGCCGACCCAGACGATCACATCTCCGGCTGCGTAGAGATTGGTATTGTCCTTCATCGGGACTGGTGTGGTCACTTTCCCTCCTACGGGTGAATCTGGATTTCGTATGTTGCGCCATATCTCACAAGATCTGGATTTGCCTCCGGTAGTGATCTAGGTCCGGCTATGGTCACTGCGTGCTGTATCACCCCATTCGCCACGACCTTTCCCATAAGAGAAAGAACGTCACTCTGTATGCTCCGCGCAGCCACGGAAATGTTTCCTGCTTCTGACGCAGGACCGAATACATCTATATCAACAATAGGACGATCAACATGGATATCCCGCGGCGCACCAGCAATACGATGCACCCGAGCGACGACGGTCGACACATTCGCGGGCATGACCGTAACGAACCTGATGTCCGGATTCAATGGAACAAGCGCATACAGCAGAGCAGACTCCACATCAGGGAATACAGGAACGGTCACAGTATCCTCCGGAATGCAGCATTGGCCAGCGTATGATACGGCTCCCGACCATGATGTCCGTACTCAACGAAGATGGCTTCCGGGGCATTGTTGTACACGATCGCTTCCGCCCGGTCATGCGTGGCTCCGCCGTGTCTATGCGACTTCACGTGGAAGCTGGCCTTATAGCGGCCAGGATGCGCGTCATGCTCTCCTACCGGCGCAGTAGCAACGGCTATCGCCTCAATTCCTCGAGCGAAGACGAGCACCGTCCCCTCCATGAAATCAGCATTCAGCATCTCGCCTATTCCGCGATGGTCTGGGTGATATGTGACGGTCATACCGTTGCTCCTGTAATAAGAGAAGCCCTGACCTGAATTGGCGAGGTATGCCCCGAGAATGGCGAGCGCCATTGCTGCGGAATACCCTCTATCTCGTACCTGACGCCATTGATCACCAGCGCATCAAGCACGCTGACTTCCGTGCCATAGGGCATGAATACCGTGATGCTCGTACTGACCTGATCCGTGAATTGCGTGTCCTCGCTGGAGCCCGCGGGCTGCACGACGCAGCCTGGCACAGGAACAGGAACGTCAATGTACGTGTCATTACCGAACTCATCTGGCTCAGCCAGCGTGCGGCGCGAGAGCGTGATCGTCTGCGCATACGGGAAAGGATGGGTGGGTACTCCGCCCTGATTTATCTCGCCGCTCATATCCTCACCGCAATCGTTCCCTGCTTGCGCCGGAAATCTGAAAGGGCTGTCGCCATGCCCGCGTCCATCAGCGCGGCATTCAGCCCCGCTCCCGAGGTGCGGCGCATAGAATATGAGTACGCACCGACAGACTCGCTAGCCAGCGTTGCAGACATGGTAGGCGTGGATAGCTCGCTGATGATGGCCGTGCACAGCACGGTAACGGCTTCGTTCGGAGGATTGGCATATCCGTAAGAATAAACGACCTCGTAGGAATCAGAGTACCATGCTGTCTCAGACCACATATCCGGCAGATTGATAACCCCGGATTCATGCGGCGACGGAATGGTGATCTTGTCTATCCCGTCGAACACATACCAGGAGATGCCGAGGTTACCGAGGAGGGCCGGATTGCCGGATTGCCATGTTACGGAACTCACCGACCATACCGGCCGATTGCTCAGCCGGATTTCACCGGCGTCAGCAACATAGACCTCAGTCGCGCCTTCCTCGAAAACGAAGTCCTGCCGACAGTAACGCCGGATAATGGTGCTGCCATCTCGGAGGAGCGCGTCAATGCGCGCTGCCTCCACTTGATTGAGATTACGACCTAGCCGGTCCACGACATCATCTGGCGTAGCCAAGGTCGGTAGCTGCTCGCCGATTCTCATGGAATCCCTTTCCCGGCCAGGTCGTAATCAGCCCTCGCTCCGCTAGTTCCTGCGGGGCTGCCGCTCCTTCTCCGGCTCAGTCTCGCGTGCACGGGCACTGCGCGCTCGGCTGAGGGACTTCCGGCCCTCCTCCTCGGACTTGACCGCGGCTTCCGCGGCTGCTTCCTGGGCACGCTGGACGTCCGTCTCCGTCTCGTTCTCCAGATCTGCCTCTGACGCCGTGCCCTCGACCATGAAGCTGCCAGTGTACGGATACGGCGGAGCCTGGACGACGTTGAGCGCGGAAATGGCCGGAGGCGTAGCACCGACGGGCAGAATGGCCGCGAACGGCCAGCGCTGCGTGATGGTGTCCCCAGGTCGCATGACCGTCACCGGATTCACGGTGGCATAGGCCAGCCGCATTGTCATGCGCATAGCGACGGCGTCCTGCTGCATCAGGTTCAGGATGACCTTGCCAGCATCGTCGGAAACGACACCTTCGGTGAACATCTTGAAGCTGATGTCGTTGCGGATTCCGATGATGGACTTGTCGAAATCCCCGGCGAGGATGACAGCGCCGGACGCGCCGGAAACCCACGAGCCATTCTTGATCTCGGCCAGGTCATAGCCGTAGAGGCTTCCGCCTGGACCAGCCTGGAGATTTGGCTGGTAAATCGGATTGCCCTGCGCATTGCGCATTCCGACAAGCTGCCAGCTCATTCCGGGCTGCGCCGCGAATCCGTCGACGGTATAGCCGCTCTGGGCCATCATGATGCCCAGATTAGAAACGTCCTGGGCGAGGTCCACGCCTGTTCCCTGCACGATGACGTGACCGGACTTGCCGGCTCCGGGGAATACAGCTTCGCCCCATGTCGTCGGCTTGTTGAGTCCCCAGAGGACGGCCGAGTCAATGAGCCCGCCGACGGCCTCCGTGATTCGGGGACGTACCTGATCCCACAGCGGCACGTCCGCGTCGTCCAGGTACGCCTCGGGAATGGGCACGATGCAGGCGATTTCCTCGACCACCATGACGACGTTCTTCCACTGCTGCATGGTTGTCTGCTTCATGCCCGTGTCGCCGCCGACCCAGTAGGCCATCGGCAGAACGTCCAGGACCGGCATGCGCTGGGTCTTGGACGACAGGGTTGTCTTGTTCATGAGAGAAAGCGCGGCCGACGCAGTCGGTGCCTCTTCGATGATAGAGGCAGCCAGAGGCTCAGGAACGAGCGGATCAGAGCCCGACGTGGTACGGCCGACGTGCGTGCTGTACGTAGGCACGGTCGGTGAGGTCCTTTCTTGCTAGCGATCTTCGAGAAGCTGCCGGAACCACTGATCCGGAGTCGTCGGCGTGTCGCCTTGGCTCGGAGCTGATCCTGGACGCATTGATTCGACCGGACGTGCGCCCGTAACAGGCTGGCCGTTTCGGCCAGCGGTACCCATTCCGTTATTCGCCACGATTTCGTTGACGCGGGCTTCCACCGCTTCGTCAATCACGCGAGCGAACCTTTCCGCTCTCTCACTGATCTCGTCTTCCGTTCCGGATCCGAGATCTTCGATGAGATCTACAGGCAGGTTATGCGCTGCCGCGGCCATCACGCGATTGTGCATGGACGTCGCGGTCATCGCCCTTTCTTCCGCATCTGCCTGCGCGGCCAGAGCCTTTTCCAGCTCAGACATGTTCTTCTGCTCGATCTCCTTCAGCTTTGCGGCTGCCGAAGAATTCTCCTTTGAGCGCTTCTCCCACTTGCGGGATTCCGTCTTCCACTTCTCCAGCTCTGCGGCTGTATCAGCGTCCTGACCGGTCATTCCATCAAGCAGTTCGGCGGCCTCAGCGTCCTCAGAATCCGTTTCGGTCCCTTCGGCACTGGTGTCGACATCAGCCGTTCCGGCTGCTGCCTCGGCTGCCCCTTCGCTCATGATTGCGCCTCCTTGTGCGTATGATACATCGTGAACTGGCTAATTGCCAGCCCTAGCCTTTCTTCGCGGCTTTCTTGGCCGTTGCCGCAGCCTGCTCGACGCCTGGTGCATGGCCTGGCCAGCCACCAGTCGCCCTCTTATGGAGATTGGCGCACAGCCCTTTCACGATCCCAGGGCCGACGTATTTACCGAGCTCTACGACGCAGCGGTCGAAATCACCGGGCACTCCCCAGTTGATTTTCGCCCGACCTTTGCCGGAAGCCCAGTAGCGCATGAGCCGTTCGGTATTGGATCGGTCCTTCGGGGTGACTTCTTTTCCGGCAGTCATACCGCCTCCACTAGAAGAGTTCCGCATTGCGCCGTCCGGCGCGTATTGAGCATATCAATGCAATCCACGCGCCACCAGAACGCTCCGGTGATCAGGTTGTCTCCGGCCGGAATGGTGAATACCGATTTCGTTGCTCCCGGATTATCCGGGTCGCTTTCTATCGGTGCCTCGTACACCTGCGTCGTAGGATCGTTATCGGCAACGTACCGATTGTCCTTGTAATAGAATTCAGAATGTGAGCCAGTTCCGTCACCGATGTCCGGGTACCTGGCCGTTACCACGACATCATTATTCTGCGGAAAGAGCAGAACCTGTCCATCCATCAGTTATCCCTTTCTTTCGCCGCGGCAGCTAGTGCCATAGCAAAGACCCCGAGCGTCGCGCCTACCATAGCGGAGCCTATGCACAGCAACAGAATTCCCCACCATGGCATAACGTCACCTCCGCGTGCACAGCATTGGAAACGAATACCGTTCCCTCAGCCTTCGAGGCAGAGGCGGACGCGGCTACTGCGCTAGACACGAACACGAGCGCGTCGGCGCTTTCTACCGATACCCGCACGGCAGGTCCAGGCTCCACGGTGACAATGCCCGTTACTTCCGGAGGCAGCAGACCGGCAATATACGGCGGCAGGACGGTGCCGTCGCCTCCCGACACCGTGATAGAAAGCCCGTCTATTTCCAGAACGCCGACCAGCCAGCCAGCGGCCAGGCTGTCGCTCTCGGCAGAGCCAGCCAGGGCACCGAACCCGCTGATAGTGCCAGCGGCCGATGAGACGGTCGAGGCAGCCCCGTCTAGCGCCAGGCTGGCCGCTACGGTGCCCGCGGCTACGCTGGCGCTTACAGCGCTGCCAGCGGTCGCCAGCACAGCCGTGACAGCCCCGCTGGCCGCTGACACAGCGGAGGAGCTACCGGCTAGGAGAGCCGCACCTCCTAGATTGCCGGTAGCTCCCGAATATGACGCAGCCGAGCCGGCAATCGCAAGCCTGGCCGCGACGGTACCGAAGGCACTAGAAACAGTCGAAGACGAACCTGATGTCGTTTCTTCAAGAACGACCGTGCCCGTGGCAGAAGAGGACGACACGGACGAGCCCGCTATCGGAGCCTGAAGCCCTATGGTTCCGGCTGCTCCGCTCAAGGATGCAGCAGATCCTGCCACCGAATATACAATGGCTCCGGACGTAATGGTAACAGCCCCAGAACCCTGAGACGTGGTGGCGGATGCTCCGGCTACAGGAGTTACCCTGCCCAGCGATCCGTTCGCTGAGCTGATCGTAGCAGAGGAGCCCGCCACCACGCCGATCTGGACCACAGCGCCATTAGCCGCTGAGGAAGCAATAGAGGAACCCGCAATTGCATGGAGCCGAGCAATCGTTCCGGCTGCGCTAGAAGCTGCCGCGGCAGAGCCCGCAAGGGCGATAGCTCCCATCGTCCCGTTAGCAGAGGACGAGGAAACGGCAGAGCCTGATATTATAGCCGTCCGGGTAATAGTACCGTTTCCAGCCACAGCCGTTATCGAAGAGCCCGCAATAACATGAAGTCGAGCAATTGCGCCAGCCGCAATGGAAGCCGACGCGGACGAGCCTGCCAGTAGAGCCAGGGCTCCGATTGTCCCAGTAGCACTAGAGACTGACGAAGCCGAGCCAGATATAGTCGCGGTCTGGGTTATCGTCCCGTTTGCAGAAGAGACAGGCGCAGAAGAGCCTGCGATAATAGTCGTCTGAGTAATTGCGCCAGTCGCAGATGACGCAGCCGGAGCAGAACCAGCCAGGACTGCATTCAGCCCCATTGTCCCGTTCGCGTCCATGGTGTCAGTATCAGCCGCTCCGGCAAGCGGCCATACATTAACGTAATCGAGCAGGACGCCAAGAGTATACGAAACAACCGTGGATCCGTCAAGACAGCTCCGCGCAGAAGCTCCAGCTAGGGCTCCAATCTCATACATCGTGCAGTTACCCGCACTGGTCCAGGTACACGCCATTCCCAGGCCAGTGGTCCGGAACTCTGGGCCTCCGGCAACAGCCCGGCACAAACCGTAGAACGTATCTCCGGCACTGGCCGTCAGGGAAGCCCAGCTATGGGTCGAGCTAGAGGCATTATTCTGTCCGGCTTGCTGTGTTCCGCGACGGCTCCAGTTCGACCAGGTATAGCCAGTTGTGAATTCCTGGAAGTCACAGTCAGTAGCAAGCCCGGTAACAGCCGCACTCCAGGTGAGCTGAAGGTTTGTTGTACCGGTCCCGGTACTTCTAGCTATCCATATCTCATGGCTCCGGATGGTCGCGTTATTATCAACAAATGGACCAGCGACCCGCGTCCAGCCCGTCGTAATCCCGGAGCTGTCAGTAATCGATGAAAGGGTAATCGTAGAGGTCGTCAGCTTAACTCCGAATACAAGCAGACTGCCGATCTGCTGAATACCGTGCGGAGTAATCCCGAAAGCGACGACAGCATTAGCGTTTCCGGTGCAAAGCCTGTGAGCTGGGCTTACCTGGCCGACCGGATAGGTAGCGGAACCAGGCTTGATAACAAAGGTGAGCGAAGCCGCATAGCCGGTATAGGTCGTAATTGTCGGAGCCCAGTTAAGAACTGCTCCGCTCGCCGGAGCATAAGCATACTCATCAGCAAAGTGCGAGTTACTGGAGGTAGAAGCGTCATTCCATACATTGATGTTCCAGCCAGAAGCTCTGGTCCACGTATTGGTCGCAGCCGCAGCCGGGATCATACCAGCAAACGCAGAGATACCAATCTCTCCGGAAGCCGCAACACTACCGCTCGTAGCGACTGCAATAGAAGCGGACGAGATAGCAACCGACGATGCCCCGGACGCCTTTGTACCGGAAACGTCAATGGGCGAGGCATTCGCATTGAATACCTCATAGCAGGTAACTTCAGCCGCTCGTGTAGCTCCAGTCATTACGTTGAACGACGGGACTGCATCATTCCCTGCGGCTGTCTTGGTCCATACCTCGACACGCGCGAAAAATGTCGCAGAGTTACCGACTACGAGAACCTGAGTCCATCCAGTCGTACCGGCTGCCTGGCTGAAGGCCGTCGACTGAGAGGTCGTGCTACTTCCCTTGACAACTGCGATAAGCAGATTGCCCGCGGTAGGCGGCTGAGAATAA